AGCAGTTGTGTTCTTATTAGATCAGACGATGATCTCGATAGCATATTTGCCAGCGGTGAGATGATGGCCAAGTATGCCAGCAAACGTGCTGGCATTGGTTTAGAGATTGGACGTTTGCGTCCCTTGGGTAGTCCAATTCGCGGTGGCGAAATCATGCACACTGGTATGATCCCATTCCTTAAAAAATGGTTTGGAGACTTGCGTAGTTGTAGCCAAGGTGGTATTCGCAATGCGTCGGCCACTGTGTTCTATCCCATATGGCACCTACAATTTGATGATCTCATTGTGCTTAAAAACAACCAAGGCACAGAAGAAACACGAGTACGACACATGGACTATGGTGTTGTGTTATCTGCATTCTTTTGGAGACGTTTCAAGAACAAAGAAAATATCACATTTTTTGACCCCAATCAAGTACCTGACCTTTATGAAGCATTTTATCAAGACACCGCTCGCTTTGAAGAACTTTATATCAAATATGAAAAAACGCCCGGCCTCCGTAAGAAAACGATGGCTGCGGAGGAAGTTTTCAAAAGTGGTATTCTCAAGGAACGAACCGATACTGGACGTATCTATCTAGTGTTCATTGACAACGTCATGGACCAAGGACCATTTGATCCTGAATATCACACCATTTACCAAAGCAATCTCTGCTGTGAAATTTTACTTCCTACAAAACCTTTCAAGCGACTTGACGATGAGGAAGGGCGCATTGCACTATGTACTCTTGGCTCAATCAACTGGGGTGCGTTCCGTCATCCTGAAGACATGCGCAGAGCCTGTCGTGTGCTTCAGCGAAGCCTTTGCAACATCTTGGACTACCAAGACTTCTTGAGTATTCAAAGTCAACTCAGCAATGATGAAATCCAGCCCTTGGGCATTGGTATTACAAATCTGGCTTACTGGCACGCCAAACGTGGCCTGGAGTATGGCGAAAAGGATGCCCTGGCAGAAGTCAAGTCATGGATGGAGCACCAAGCATACTATTTGACCGAAGCCACAGTGGAACTGGCCAAAGAACGTGGTCGTTGCAAAGACTCGGACAAGACACGTTACGGCAAAGGAATTTTTCCTTGGGAACTACGTGCCCGAGGTGTTAACGAGTTAACAGACTTCACACCTGACCCTGCCTTGGATTGGAATACCCTGCGTGGCAACATGCGAGCCTATGGTGTACGCAATGCCACATTGATGGCAGTGGCACCTGTGGAGTCTAGTTCAGTTGTGATCAACAGTACCAATGGTATTGAAATGCCCATGAGCTTGATTTCAGTTAAAGAAAGCAAGGCAGGCAGTTTGACACAAGTTGTGCCCGAGTATCACAAATTGAAAAATCGGTATCAGTTAATGTGGCAACAGAAGGACTGCGTTGGCTATTTAAAAACAGCCGCTGTGTTGGCAGCATACATTGATCAGTCAATTTCTACCAACACATTCTACAATCCTGCACACTTTGCAGATCGCAAAGTGCCCACAACACTGATTGCCAAGAACTTGATGCAAGCACATCACTGGGGCATCAAGACATTTTACTACAGTCTGATCAACAAGCAAGGTGCCAAAGCAGCCAAGGAAGAAGCGCCCTTGGAAGTCATAGACTTTGATGATGTAGAAGACTGCGAAAGTTGCAAATTATGAGCCAAGCACAATACAACCTATCGACCAAAACAGACTATTTGAGCCGCAAGATGTTTCTTGACCCAGCAGGTCCTGTCACCATCCAACGATTTGAAGAAGTCAAGTACAACAAACTTGTGAAGTTTGAACAAGAAGCACGTGGCTTCTTTTGGATACCTGAAGAAGTGTCATTGACCAAAGATGCCAACGACTTCAAGGAAGCCAGCGACACTGTGAAGCATATCTTTACATCGAACTTGTTGCGCCAAACAGCACTAGACAGTTTGCAAGGACGTGGACCAGCACAGGTGTTTACTCCTGTTGTGAGCATACCTGAACTAGAAGCCTTGATGTACAACTGGAGTTTCTTTGAAACAAATATTCACAGTCGTTCATACAGTCACATCATTCGCAACATCTACAACGTGCCTAAAGATGTGTTCAACACCATTCATGACACACAAGAGATTGTGGACATGGCATCAAGTGTGGGCAACTACTACGACCACTTGCACATGGTCAACTGCGAAAAGGAACTGGAAGTTCCTGTTAAAGAAGCAGCGCACGTCAAGGCCATTTGGCTGGCATTGAATGCGTCATACGCATTAGAAGCATTCCGCTTCATGGTCAGCTTTGCCACGTCATTGGCCATGGTTGAAAACCGTATCTTTATTGGCAACGGCAACATCATCAGCCTGATCTTGCAAGACGAAATCCTGCACAAGGACTGGACTGCTTGGATGATCAATCAAGTTGTCAAAGAAGATCCACGCTTTGCCGCTGCCAAAGCCGAATGTGAAGCCGAAGTGTATCAGTTGTACCTGGATGTGATCCGTGAAGAAAAGGCCTGGGCCGACTACTTGTTCCAGAAAGGTCCTGTGATTGGACTCAACGCACAGATTTTGAAAGACTTTGTGGACTACACAGCAGTGGGCGCACTCAAAGAAATTGGTATCAAGTACCAGGAGCCTGCACCACGTAGCACACCAATCCCTTGGTTCATGAAGCATGTGGACACCAGCAAGAAACAATCAGCCTTACAGGAAACAGAGAGTACCAATTATGTTTTGGGAGTTATGTCGGAAGAGTTAGATTACGATGATTTACCTGATCTTTGATCAACGACCATCCCTTTACGCTCTTGTACATTGGATGCTGTTTTATTAATCGATTTACTGCACCACTGTCAAGATTGTATGTGGTCCTTAATTCATATTGAGTCATCTTAACAGTTTCATTTGTTTTTATATTAACAAAATCGTAGATGGTATGATCATAACAAGTACTTCCAGATCCAGTGTGTAATTTACGATGCAAATCTTTGTTTTTTTGATTATGCATAGGATTGTCTGGACCAGACATACGTAATTTAGCAGAGAGATTATTACGCCCAGTTAACGATGCACTAGTATTAGGACGTTTTTGTCCTGTTTGTTTTTGTATATTAATAGCAACTCGATGGGCAATACGTTCTTTTGTTTGCTTTATCCCACATGTTCCGTCCCCGCCATCTGTTTTATTTCGAAGTATACCGGTATTGTTGTCCTTGCGACCGTACCAGCGTATCATTCTACGTTCGATCGCCAAGGAACCAATTTCAGATAAATTAGATTCAAGGATAATTATTTTTGATTTGTCTAGCGGTGGGCGAACTTCGCCTTTTCCCTTTATCCAGGCTCGACAATTTCTACCTTTGCCTATATAATATGGAGTTCCGTCATCGCGTAGATATGCATAGACGTAAAAGTTTGTTGTTAAATACATTGCTGATGTCCTCCCAGACGTTAGAGTAGTTGGATATTACTAGTATCGCGAACTACACTTATATTTATGAAAGAAAATTAAATTATGACAAAAGCAATAATTTGGAGTCGAGACCAATGCGCCTTCTGCGAACAAGCCAAAGGCCTGTTGGAAATGAAAGGCATTGAATACGAAGTACGCAACATCAGTCAAGACTGGACTCGTGAACAATTATTAGAAGCAGTACCAACTGCTAGATCAGTACCACAAATTTTCTTAGATGAAGAATACGTGGGTGGATTTAACGAACTGCGCCAAAGGTTGATGTAATGCCACAGTTTTCATCAGACTGGTTCAGCAATGCACTGGTCAATTTTGATTACATCACCAACTACTTACAAAAACAAAAAACAGTTGACAGCATATTAGAAATAGGCAGCCATGAAGGCCGTAGCACCTGCTGGATGTTGGCGAACATGCTGAGTGACACAGGCACAATTACCTGCATTGATCCATTTGCGGATCGCCCTGTCACAGCATTTAGTAGTGATTCAATCCCCGAAGATCGCAGTATTGAACAACTGTTCCGTGCCAACACAGCTGAAGTCCGGAAGCCTGACCAAACCGTGGAAGTGCTGGCCAACATGAGTTTCCCTGCACTGGCACAACTGATTGTGCATCAACGCCAGTATGACTTCATCTATGTGGACGGCAGTCACAATGCAGACGATGCTCTAGCAGATGCTGTGATGTGTTTTGGATTGTTACGTCCTGGTGGGGTCATGTTGTTTGATGACTACTTGTGGGAAGATGATCAGCACTATTTGGGTCGTTGCAAACAAAGCATCGATGCATTTGTAAACATGTTTTATCACAGGCTCAAGTTGGGCCTGGTAAATTATCAGTTGGCAATAGTTAAAAAGGAACTAGAATGAGCGTTGAAGTAGGAAAAACATACACCATGCGCATGGGCTATGGTGAAGAGATCGTGGCCAAGGTCACAGCATTTGACAGCAGTACTTACACTCTGAGCAAGCCCGTGGCAGTGGTACCTGGACAGCAAGGTATACAACTGATGAATTCATTGTTTACCGCAGATCCTGAGGCAGAAGTCACGGTAAATATATCTAGCGTGGCCATGATTGCTCCTGTGCGTGAAGACGTTGGGGACAGTTATTTGGAAGCCACAACAGGTATCAAGCCTGTGCGCAGTAAAATCTTAATGGGATAATATGCCAGCAGTACAACGTCGAGGTGATCCAAACACGTCTGGGGGTGTCAACACTTCTGGTGTGGGCTCGGTACGTGTGAATGGTCGTCCCATTGTTGTGCCTGGTATTTCAGTGACTCCGCATCCCTGTTGCGGCCAACCCGGTTGCGGCATACATTGTTCTGCTGTGACCACCGGTGGATCAGGCACAGTACGTGCTGGCGGAAAACCAGTGATACGAGATGGCGATTCGGACACTTGCGGACATCCACGCACAGCAGGATCCGCTTCGGTGAGGGCAGCATAATGGCAGATTCAATAGCAACACCACTACAACTATGGGCTGGTGTGGGCATGTACTCTGGCAATGCCATCACTGCCAATACTGTGTTAACCACTAACATTGCTACCTACAATGCATTGGCACCAATTACCAATTTATTAACTGCCATCAGTTTGGCCTCTGGCAATGTTAGCCTTGGAATAACCGCTGGCACACTGGCCAATCTCAAAAGCATAGGTGCCAGCGTTGGTGGTAATTTTTGTCCTGCTTTGGGCGATAGTGTGCCCAGCAATGTTTCGTGGACTGTGGGCAATGCAGGATATGCCACCAGTGTAACCACAGCAGCCAGCACTTATCTGGGTGGTGGTGATTTTGGAAAGTTTGCCCAGGCCTTTGGTGCGGCACAAGGCTATATCAGTCTTACTAATGGGATTATCAACAGTGCAGTCAATGTCAACAGTGATGATTTCCTTGGTCCTACTTACTCTGGCATGAACAACTTGATATCTGGTGATATAGGAAAAGTTAATTTGGCCTTTCCAGCGTTTGGTTCTGATCTGGCCAACATTGGTGGTGCTGTAAAATTTGCACGAGTGGATCAAATTGGAACGCCAGCCAGTTTGTTGCAAAATCTTGCAGAGGCTGGCAACATGATCAATGGATCTACGCCGTGTGTGACCACAGCACTACAAGCACAAGGACTGTCAGATCAAAACATTGCGGATCTTGTGAACAACAATGTGCAAAGTTTGTTCAATCCCAATGGTCTAACTGCTAATCAATTTGATGTACTGCAAAAAGCAGCCTATCCAGCTTTGGTTAATGTTAGGGGTGATTGCTTGACTGAAGTACTGTCGATCTTGGACTGTACCACTCCCAATATTGCCACCATGGCAGATCTACTGAACCCTGTAAAATTGTATCCCGCAAGTTACAGCAGTTTGACATTGCCCACTCCCGATGGTTCTGTGTTGATCTACAATACTGATGGCAGTGTAAATTCTGCCATTGAACCCATACTGAATTCTGGCACCGTGAGCCCCAAAGG